AAGCCGATGGCGAACGAAGTGGGGACTTGTGAACGGTTCCGCTTCTTCACGTCACCGGAGTTTGTGGCCTTGCGCGATGCTGGTGCTGCGATCGGCACCACAAACCTGTTTTCCAGCTTGGGCACCTCAATCGACGTGTATCAGTTCGTTGTGGTGGCCCAGAACGCGTGGAGTCAGATCTCCGTGCGTGGACTGAATTCGTTGAACCCAACCTATCTTCCTCCGGGCCAGGCGTCCAAGTCCGATCCGTTCGGTCAGAGGGGTTATGCCGGGACCATGTGGTGGAAGGCCGCCCTCGTTGAGAACAACGGGTGGATGGCGGTCGGAAACGTAGGGATCAAGAACCTCGCATAATCTGCGTGGTGATTGAAGAAGGAGATACGTCATGGCAGGTAAAAACATTGCATTTATCGCGAAGGTCAATAAAGACCTTCCGTATCTGAGTCACATCCTGAGTGATCTAGGCGATTTGATCGGCTACGATTACAACGGTGTGACAACCATTCTTCCGGCTTCGGGAGTGGATAACGGCCTCACGGCGTCAACGTCAAGCGATCAAGCTGGAGCGTTGGCGTTGAACTACCGTAACAGCCGAGTCACCACTTCTGCTGTAGCCGGAGATTCGGTGGTGCTCCCGTTTGCGCTCAAAGGGATGTCCATGATCGTGTGTAACGCGGCTGCCGCGAACGCGATCGATGTCTTCCCGGCGACTGGCGATGCGATCAACGCGTTGTCAGCAAACACAGCGTTATCAATCTCTGCAAACGCCTCAGCGCAGTTTACGTGCATGGTCAACGGTACGTGGAATACGATTGTGTAAGTTGTTTGTGATCTGAAAAACAAAGAAGGGAAGGAGAATTTATCATGGATGTTCAAGCAGGTATCCCATTTCATGGTTGCACCACTGTTGCTGGCGTTAGCGCGGGGACCACAACCACGCTGACGACTGCGAACGCGCAGTTATTGTCATTCTTGGGCAAGATCGTATCGAGGGCGGCTGGTACAAACGAAGCGACCCCGACCACGGACTTTGTCACAGGCGTGACCTTCGTGGCACTGCAACCGAACAAAGGCAGTGTGTTTTTGGTCGGCAGCAACTCTTCGGGAACGATGGGAGCCATTCAGGGCTCCATTGAGGATGTCAGTAACCAGAATCAATTTCTGAGGGCACCTCAGTTTGGGCCTATGCCTCCGACGTTCGTGGCATATGCCTATATCGTAGTGAAGTTGATCTCCACCGCGTCCGCCTGGACGTTCGGAGCGAGCAACTTCGCGGGACCCCCGACCGGTGTGACGTTCACGATAGTGAACATCGCCACGGTTCCGTCCCGTCCGCAAGTGTCATAAGCAGTCTGGAACGCTCTGCCCTCGCGAAATCAGTCGCGAGGGCACCGTTCCGTTTTATCAACCCGACGCGCTCACGCGCGTGGCCCTGACCGTATGTCCAACCACAGGAGGCATGTATGTCTAATGCAGCAATCGCACCGGAAGATCTCACCACATTGAAGCGACAGAAAAAGGCGAAATCGTCAGAATTCGATTCTCGCTCTGTCGATCCGGCACAAAAGCCCACCATCAAAATGCCGGAGATCCACGAACCACTCGAACGTGACCCGGAGATTATCATTCATGAAGGCGATCTGGACATGGACTATGCCGATACGCTCGCCTTCTTCGAGGAACCGCTCAAGATTCTGATTCATAAATCCTCCGACGGGCTTGCCACGAAAACCACCGATCTCGTGGCCAACAACGGCGTGCCGGCGGAGATGCTGTTCCAGAAAGGCTGGGTGCCGGTTGGCTATCTGCCTCGCGGGATCAGCATTATCGTGAAGCGAAAGACTGTGGCGCAGCTCGCGACCGCGAAGCTGGAGACCGTCAAAACGAGTGTGGTTGAACGTCAGAACGATAACCCTGATAACTACATCGAGCGTACCGTCACGCATCCACTGGCATTCTCGATCCTCGAAGATCGGAACCCGCGTGGAAGTGAGTGGATTACGAAGATTCTCAGTGCACAGGGGTAGGGAGTGATACATGTCTTTGATCTATCCAGTCACGTTTCTGGACATGGTGCAGCGAGCCCACATGGAGACTGGGACGGCAGGATCGTCACCGTCAACGGTGGTCGGGCAGGTGGATCAGATCAATCGTCTCGTCGCCTGGGTCTCAGCAGGATGGATCGAAATCCAGTCGATGCACGAAGATTGGGAATATCTTCGTGCATCGGCGAGCTGGGTCTCCGATACCACCAAGACGGCCTACAGCACCGCAAACTGCGGCATCACAGCCAACACCTTTTCCAAGTGGATTCCTGAGAGCGCGCGCAACTACGTCACCTCGTCCGGGGTGACGAGCGAAATCGAGATGTTCGAGATCGGGTACGAATCGTGGCGGAACACGTACCTGCTAGGCGCCAATCGGAACACACGCACACGACCCTCCTGGTTCGCGATCGCACCGGATAAATCGATCTGCCCAGGCCCAATCGCCGGCACGGGTTACACGTTCAGCATGGACTATTACATCGCCCCGCAACCGCTGGTGAACGACAGCGATACGCCCACGAGCGTATCCGCGTCTGTAGGAGCGTCCGGGGCGCAGGGGGAAATCCCGCAGAAGTACAATATGGCCTGTGTGTACTATGCGGTGATGGCGTACGGCTCCTATGAAGCGGCCCCTGAGATTTACAACCGGGCCGAAAAGGAATTCCACAAGATCATGGGGAGAAAGTTACGTGATCGTCTCCCGCAGGTCGTGATGGGGAATACACTGGCGTAATCATGCCAATGGCCTTAGGAGCTGCTGCGAAGATACGCTATTCGCAGATGAAAATGCGGGGAGGTCTGGATCTCGTCACCCCGACGCTGGATCTGCCCTCCGGCTTCCTCCGATCCTCCGAAAACTTCGAGGTCTCCGAGACGGGTGGCTATCGCCGAATTGACGGCTATGAACGATTCGACGGTCGACCGGCGCCCTCTGCGGCCACCTTCATTATCGTGCAGATCGACGCCTACCAGAACACCCCATCGGTTGGATCAACACTGACAGATAACGGCACCGCAGCCACGGGGGTGATCGTCTCGGTCCAATCGAACTACATGGTGTTGACGAAGGTAGTTGGGACGCACACGGTCGGGAACCTTCAGAAGGTCGGTGCGACGAACATCGGGACGATGGTCACGCAGACTGTGGTCATGACCCCCATCCTCCTTGCTCAGTACACCGCACTGGCTGCTGACAATTACCGAGCTGATATTACGAAACCGACAGGATCTGGAGCCCTTCGAGGAGTAGCGACACTGGCGGTAGGTACTCCGCCAGTCGATAAGACTTACGCCTTTCGCGACAACGCTGGTGGAACCGCCGTCGATGTCTGGGTGGCCAGTGGTACTGGATGGACGGCTGTCCCGTTCTTTCGTGAGGTGAGTTTTACGACGGGAACATTGGGAGGCGGATCAATTCCGCTCGACGGCTGTACGATTACCCAAGGTGCCAATAGTGCGACTGTGAAACGGGTGGTCTGGCAAAGCGGGAGTTGGTCAGGAGGCACTGCGGCAGGACGATTTATTGTGACCACTCCGGCACCGGGGGAATTTGTCGCGAGCCCGCCAAATGCCACCTTCTCTGGAGCGGGGGCAACGACAGCCGCTCTGACAGGCGCCTCCACCGCCATTACGCTGTCTCCAGGCGGTAAGTTCGAGTTCTTCGTGTGGAACTTTTTCGGACAAGCCTCAGGACTTCGGTTGTATGGATGTGACGGCGTGAACCGCATGTTCGAGTTTGACGGCACGACCCTTGTCCCCATTACGACAGGCACGACCCCGGACACGCCGAAACATATCGGAGTGATGGCCAATCACCTGTTCGGCGCCTTTCAAAGTTCGGCGATTCACTCCGGTCCCGCAGTGCCGTATAAATGGACGTCGACAGACGGCGGCTCGGAAATCGCGACCGGAGATACGATCACAGGCTTTGCGAGCTTGCAGGGATCTCAGACCGCCCCCTCGTTAGCGATCTATGGAACACGACAACTGAGCATGCTCTATGGAACCGCCTCGTCAGGAGCAGGGGCATGGACGCTCTCGCGATTCGACCAGGGGATCGGCGCGATCGATTATTCGGTGCAGCGCATGGACGACGCCTATTCGTTGGACGATCCTGGTGTGATCAAACTACGAGCGGTGCAGGACTTCGGAAACTTCTCGCCCTCGACGCTCACGCATACGATCGAAACGCTCATTCAGCAAAAACGCACCTTGCTGGCGAATTCGATCATCAATCGTGTGAAGAGTCAATACCGACTGTTCTTCAGCGACAACACGGCGCTCTATCTCACCATCGTCAACGGAAAGTATCTCGGTTCTGCCCTTCAACGATTGCAACATGCCGTCTATTGTACGTCGAATTCTGACAACAACCGTGTGAACGGGAACCCCGATCTGTTTATCGGGACGACAGACGGGTATGTGATGCAGCTCGATAAAGGCACGTCCTTCGACGGAGCCGTCATCGACGCCTATCTCGAAACAAACTGGGACA